CATAATCGCGGCATTCATATTTGCAGCATTTATTGCAAACGCTATCCCGGTGGATATCGAATACGACGAAGACGCTTTGCATATTACAACTAGGCATATGGAGATTTCAAAATGACGACATTTATCCCAGGATCAGAGCAATTGGTATATCAACGCGTCAGTTATCTGCGCGATGTGCTCGATTTAATCAAACATGGATCAGATATGGAGTGCTGGGAAGCAAACGAAGAGCAAGATAACCTGATTGCATCGATCAATGCCAGGATAGAGGAACTTTTGGCGTCTATCTAAAAAAGAGGGGCCGTTTTCAGGCCCCCATTTCATCGTCATTCAGTTGCAGAGAAAGTCAGAGAAGCCAGCGTAGCATTTGAGCTATTGGGCACGGCTGCATAGCCTAGATCAATGTTTTTTTGTATACCGCTTTGATCCTTGTAGAAGACTCTGAAGTGATACTTCTTTGAATCTGTTGTCGTCTCAACAACGCTGGCTTGGATCATTCCGTTTGAATCCGGTAGGAATCTTTGATCTTGTGGCTGCATGAGCGTTGCCGTGTCGCTGTAAAAGAATGATGTTTCTAGCTCTATTGAAAGTTCAACATCTGTTCCGTCAACGTTGCCTAAGAGATCGCCAACAAATGCATAGATGACACATTCGTCTGGGGTAGCTGCCTCTGCAAAAAAGTTGTAGTCAAAACTGACTGAGGTTAGAAGTGATCTGGTTTGGCCATCAGAGCTAAATACCGCACGCACCAGGACTTCATCGATACCGGCTGAGAGATCAAGGCTTGAGGCATTCGTGTTGATTTCAGCAGCGGTGTTTGCTTGAGAATAGGTGCCATCAGACGTCGCCCAGGCACTTCCGTTCCAGTACTTTAATGTTCCATCAAGGCTCATTTGATATTTTATCGTTGCAGGAGAATCATCGGTTTGTGAACTAGAAAAACTTGCCAACCCATCTGCGCCGACTCCCTGGCCAGCGTTTTGAATCATGTAGGGGTTATCTGTCGCATAGATCTGACCAGTGTAGCCAACAACAATGTCGTCCACAATTCCTTGGGTATTGCTAGAAGCTGTGACAACCTTAACTGCTAGGGTATCTGATGCCGGCAATGAACCAATATTTGTGTTCACATCAGCCTTGCTCGTTGACTCTGAAGGACCAGTTGAAGTTGCCCAAGCGGGGTCATCCCAAAATTTACCGTTTAGAATGTAACTCACAGAACCAGTTTCGGTTGCGGTAAATGATGTGAATGCCTGAACGTCTCCAACGGTTGAGTAGGTCATTGTTGGGCAAGTAATTGTATCTTGCAGATATATCGTTGAGCTTGGGACTGTGCTTGGCGCACTGTAATTTCCGGTATGTTGTACCGCACTAAATATCTGAATATATCCAACCTTAAAGTTGGAGCTAGAAAGCGATGCGTTCCAGGTATTGCCAATCCTGAGTAAACCGATGTTTGCAGAGTTTCTGGTACCTGTTGATACAATTGTCGAACCCTTTTGAGTCCCGTCGATAAATAAGCGGGTAGCTCCCGTTGTAATATCCATGTTGAATTCAAATTCATAGGTTGTGCCTGCCGTTGGGGACCAGGCTCCAAAGTTGGTACTTGAAATTGCTCCGTTTGCATCGTTATAGATGGCAATTAGGATATTGCCGCCGGAGTCATGGTCCAAGAGGATGCCGTTGTCTCTGGTATCGGCTACCTTAGAAATCGCAAACAAACCCTGCTTGGTGCCTGGACTTCCAGTGTAGTTAGGGATGATGGTCATGCGCACACAAAGGGTTTGGGCGGATGATGCGTTAGACAGTGCGTTATATGATACGTATTTTGTTCCTCCCGTAAGATCTAAGGTATTGCTGGTAATTGTTGGAGATCCTGTTCCAGTCCCGGTTGTTGTCCCATCGCCCCAGTTTCCGTTGATATCTGAATCGTAAGATGCGAAGAAAGTCGCTCCCGCTGGCCTTTGATCGTCCTGAGTCAGCGTGCCAGATATTGTTGACTTAGATGCCGTGTAGGTAAACCCAGTGTCATCGGCGAAGTCTTCGGTAAATGTTTGGCTGGGGTTTGATTGCAGCTTTAGCCTCGCCGTATTGCTTGCAATTTCCAAATCAGTTGAGTCATAAGTAAAGTTGCCGCTTGCACTTGTCGAATAAAGAACGGTTTTCGTCAGTAAACTTCCTGGCATGGTTTTGTCTCCATTGGGTTGGTAAATATAGTGATTGTAGCGTACCACGATAAATTAGTGCATACTTAATGATAGATCAACTTGACAGGTAGGAACTTTTATGGCCGTTGGGCGTCCATCAAAATATAAACCGGAGTACTGTCGAGCGATAGTCGATAGCGCAAAGTCTGGATCTTCTATCGCAGCTTTCGCTGCAGAAGTAGGGGTTTCCCGCCATAGACTCAATGAGTGGGCGAAAAAACACAGGCAATTTCGTGACGCTATGGAGATCTCTCAAAGTATAGCTCAGAGGTTCTGGGAGTCGCGATTACATAAGGCCGCACTCGGAATTATTGAAAAGATAGATGGTATTCCATTAAAAAATCCAAACGCTTCGTTGATCATGTTTATCATGAAAAACCGATTCAGGGACGATTACGGCGATCAGATTAGGGTCGATCAGGGCGATTTAGAATATGAGACGCCAGCAAGCCTTAGTTAAAAAAAACCCAAAACAAGTTGCCGCCTATAATTCTAGGAGTCGAAACAACTTGATCCTTGCCGGCCGCCGCGGCGGCAAGACCTATTGCATGACCGAACGCGCAATCCGCCGAATTGGCAATTCCCCAAAAATGGCAAAGATCTTTTTTGTCGGCCCAACACACGGTCATGCTGAGGAATTGTTTTGGGATCATCTGGCCATGAGGTTTAACCAACTCGGTTGGAAATATAGGCCTAGGCTATCTAAGAAGCATTATGAGCTCGCAGATAAGAGGAAGGTCTATGTGATTGGGGCCGAACGGTTTGACCTTATGCGGGGCCATGGGATCTGGCATGTGGCATTTGATGAGATCGCCTACTTCAGAGAAGACCTATCAAAGATCTGGCGTGCCGTGCGTCCTGCCCTTTCCGATTTTAAGGGCACATCGGATTGGGGATCAACGCCTGATGGTAAGGGATCCCAGGCCTACGAGTTCTATAACCACTACAAGGGAAAGCTTGAGTGGTCATATCATCACTGGGTTACTCTTGATAACCCCTACATGGATCCAGGAGAAATAGAGGAAGCCAAGCGTGATCTGGACGAAGTTTCCTTCAAGCAGGAGTATGAGGCGTCATGGGAAACCTTTTCTATGCTCGCCTATTACAACTATCAGGAATCAGTTCACAGAAAGCAACAGGCACCGATTAACCCAGCCGTTCCCGTGCACATGGCGTTTGATTTCAACGTCAACCCGACGACACTTCTTTTGTCACAGTACCAAGACCAGACTATGCGCTATGTGAAGGAATACAGCTTTAACGACTCATCAACAGAGCGAACAATTAAGTCTTTTTGTGAAGACAACCAACATTTGAAAGATTCCGTATTATTTAAGGTGCGAGGGGATGCAACGGGAGACAATCGAAAGTCAAATACTGGAAAGACTGATTATCAGTACGTAAGGGACGTTCTTGGATATTATGGGTTCAATTATAAATATGAGGTTCGGGCATCTAACCCTGCGATCGTGGATCGTGTTAAAATCGTCAATGGATGGTTAAAGCCGATTGCCGGTAGACACCGCGTTGAACTTGATCCAAGCTGTATTGAGCTGCACAAAGATTTTGACGGACAGAAATCGGACGGTAGGATACCATCTCCCGAAGGAAATAGAGGACACAAAGCGGACGCAGCCGGATACGATATTTATTGGCAGTATTGCGTCGACAACCGTAAGCCAAGTGGAGTTATACAACTATGAGCCTACGCGATGATATGGATTTAATCATCGAATATTTTAAGTCACATCGATATGACTTTTACGTAAACAACATGCTGATCGATATATTTGAGGGGAACCTTAAGCCATATGTCCTGAAGGAGTTACAAAAGACTCTTTCGGAAAAGGCTTTTGAGCAAATCAAAGATCGAATTGCACCAGTCAACGTTTTAAAAAAGATCGTCGATAAGTTATCTGCGATTTATACCGTCGCACCACAAAGAAAGATTCTAAACGGTGCGGCGAATGATCAGGATACGCTGGTTCTTTACGAGAAGGAGATGGGGATAAATCGCGCAATGAAACAGGCGGCGTCTCTTTACTCGCTTTCTCGCTCATGCCTTCTGCAGCCATACATTAACAACGGAGTACCTCAAGCAAGATCTGTCCCTAATGATCGGTTTTTTGTTCTCGGGCAGAATCATATTGACCCGATGAAACCGACTCACGTTGTCACATTTGAATGCTATGGTCACGATAAGTATAGATTCTATGCCTATACTGACACCGAGTTTTTGATATTTGAGATGGATAAAAATATTCGTTTCGATCTTATGGGCCAGCTAGATAATTCCGCTGGTATTAATCCATACGGGGCGATTCCTTTTGTCTATGCTAATAGCTCTACTCTTAAGCTTTGGCCAACGCCTGATGAAACCAAAATCGCAATGACTCTGCTGATTCCAATCCTTTTTAGCGATTTAAACTTTGCCGTGAAGTTTCAGTGTTTCTCTATGATCTACACGATAGACGTCGATAGTCAAAACCTTGTCCTTTCTCCAAACGCTATCTGGGATTTGAAATCAGACGCCACGTCTGAAACTAAGCCAGAAGTTGGACAGATAAAGCCACAGGTTGACATTGATCAGGTGTTGACCTTGATTCATTCGGAAGTAGCTCTTTGGCTTAACTCTATGGGCCTTCGCCCTGGATCTGTCGGCCAGCTCACCAAGGATAGCTTTGCCTCTGGTATTTCTAAGTTGATTGATGAATCGGATACCTACGAGGCGCGTCTTGATCTTTCCGATTCGTTTGGGGAGATAGAGCGTCAATTCTGGGATCTTTTGATGAACAAGATGAATCCTGTGTGGGTTTCTACAGGCCAATTGCAGGCAAATATCGATTTTGATTCCATGTCTGAAGTCTCAGTCAACTATACCTTAACACCCGCCGCACAAAACCGAGCCTCTCTTGTGCAGGAGCTCGAGGCAGAGGTTAAGGCTGGGTTTATGTCCCAAAGAATGGCTCTTAAAAAGCTATATCCTGACTACTCAGACGCTGAAATCGATGCTTTAATGTTAGAAATAAACGGCGAAAAAGAGGAGCCAGAAGATGGCGGCCAAATGGCAGAAGATGAGGCTGGAGATTCCGGAGGATCTGAGCCCGGAGCAGAGGGCGCAGCTAGCTGATGACGTTATCGAATATATCGTTGACCGCACGAAAAAGGGTTACGACTGGCGCGGACGAAAATTTCCCGGCTATTCTCCCGACTATATCAAAAGCCTCGATTTCAAAATCGCCGGTAAATCAAGAAGTCGTATCGACTTAACGCTGTCTGGAGAAATGCTTGCAGATCTTAAACTCATTTCGCACAAGCCTGGCTCTCTTCTCATCGGATTTGAGGCAGGATCTGAATCTAATGCTAAAGCAGAGGGAAACATATTGGGTTCTTACGGTGGTAGCCCTAAGCGGAGTCGCGCTAGGGATTTTCTTGGCATTACAGATCGGGACTTTCAACGAATCCTAGAGCCATACGAGATGGAGGGGGCCGGTGAGTCAGAAGAATGATCTGTGCACGGCTAATCTATGCTGTCCCTATTGTAAGTATGAGTACCACTGGGTTTGGCAATCTAGCAAAATTATGCTCGAATGCCCGGCTTGTAAGCAATACTTTAAAGTTGCGGAGTCTGTAGTTGGCCAACAAGACTAACATTGCGAAGGTTTTTCAAAATATCCGCAAACGATTCGATAGGGTCATTGCTGATTCCATAGAGCCGATGGGCCGCGAGGCAATTCGTCTGCTGGTAGTCCGCACCAGGCTTGGGTATGGGGTTTCGCGTCAAGAAGGTAACCGAGGAAAGCTTAAATCCTTAAGTCCTGCCTATGTACAGTTTAGGCAGCGATATAGAAACTTATCTCCTTTTACACGGCCTAGGCGCTCAAACCTAACTCTGACTGGACAGATGCTTGATTCTATGCAAATTATAAAAGCATCAAATCGTACAGTTATTATTGGGCCTAAGGGTCGACGCAGGGATGGCGAGAATAATGAGGACATTGCCAAGTGGGTTCAAAAGGCGGGGCGTCCCTTCCTTAACATCTCTCGCACTGAGCAAATCCAACTTATTCGCTTTTATCGACGGACGTTTGGCGATCTCGCCAGAAACCGACGGTTGACATTTTAGGTACAATCAAAGGAGAATGAATTAATGTCTACAAAGCCAGATCCAAATGTCCCTGGTGGGGACGATTCAGGTAAGGTTGATCCTCCTGATGAAAACCAGGATCAAAACCAACAAGACGGCAAAGTCGATTACGATGTGCACAGACGTCTTCTGGACCAACGAAAGAAGGACCAGGCGCGGATTCGCGATCTCGAGGCAGCGCAGAAAAAGCGTGAGGACGATGAGCTAAAGCGTAAGGGCGATGTTGAGAAGATGCTTGAAAACGAGCGGGCTGAAAAAGCAAAGCTTGTAGAAAAGCTAGGTCTTCACGAAGAACGTGAGAAGGCAAGGACAAAGGCTAATGCAGTGGCAAAGGCCCTGGGCAAGTTCTGGAATCCAAAGCTTGTTAACCTTGTCGATTACGAGAACGTCATTGTTGATCCTGACTCGGGCGATGTAGACGAGCTATCGGTTAAGAAAGAAGTGGACCGCTTAAAGAAGGAATGGCCTGAACTTGTCGTTGAACGACGTAGTCCGGGTTTGCCGCCAGGCGCTCCGCCTGCTCCGCCTGAAAATGGTGGACGGGTTACAGAGTCCAAATGGCGCTCACTCCCTCTAGCGGAAAAGAAAAAATTCAAAATTAATCAAATTGAATGGGGAGTATAAACTATGAGTCAGACAGAACTAGCAAACGTCACTAATCAGATCCAAAAGTATTGGGCACCTTTGTTCACGGAAGAACTTAGATCCTCTTTGCTTTTGGGTTCTCTTGTTAACCGCGACTACCAAGGTCAGATCAAAAAGGGTGGAGACACCGTTCGGGTATCTCAGGTCAACGCACCTACTGGCCAGCTTTTGACCGTCGGTACCGATGCCGATGCATTTAGCCCATCGGCGATGTCAACCTCATACATCGATATCGTGGCAGATCGCCGCGCTGTTGCATCGTATGAGTTTGAAGACCTTGTTGACTTGCAAAGCCAGCTTTCTAACGAGAACCCAGCTATTATCAGTTCTCTGAAGTACGCAATGGAAAAGCAAATCAACGATTATCTTTACACCCTGGTTAATCCGTCAACGTCTTCGCCAGATCATTTGATCAACGGCATTACCGACATGAGTGCTTCTCAGCTGTCTGCTTTGCGAGTCCTTGCTGGTCAGGCAAAGTGGCCACACGATAAGCCTTGGTACGGTCTGCTTGATCCTCAGTACTATGCCGACGTGATGGATGACACCACGCTTGCATCTACTGAGTACGGTGGAAGCGATGCGCCTATGGTTGGCGGACAGTTGGCAAAACCTCGTTTCGGCTTTATGCTGCTTGAGGACAATAGCCGATCTGCTGATTACGGCTTGTTTTTCTATCCTGATTGGTTGCACATGGTTATGCAAAAAGAAGTCACGATCAAGGTTTCAGATCTTCACTCAAATAAGCAATTTGGGTACGTTCTGAGCGTTGACGTGGTCTTCGGTGCAGATCTTGGTATCAGCGGCGATGAAAAGCATATCAAGGTTTACAATACCTAATTTGGAGTAAGTGCAAATGTATGAGTTAAAGGCTGGTCAGGTTATTAAAAGTGTTTCGGCTAGGACCGATCAAGAACTTAGCGAAGAACTGGGTAAGCTGCCCAAGCCTTTAACCGTTCTTGCGTTAGTGCCAAAGGGCACAAGGGTTTGTTGTTATTATATCGGCGAGGCGCAGAAAAAACCTGTGCCTTCGCCAAAACCAATTTAAGTAATTTTTTTAAGGAGTAATGCATTATGGCAAGTTTATCCAATCACAAAACGGTCAGCGCAGCGCCGTTTTCAAACGATGTTGAAATCATCCGCGTTCAGTACGACTTTGCAAACGATGCTGGCGCGACCGGCGCTCTCGATGTTTTGACCTGTACCGAAGCTTGCGTCGTTAGATTCAAGCACGGCGTGGTCAAGACGGAATGTACTTCTGGCGGGTCTGCAACCCTGATTCTAGGATTAAGTGGTGGCGATACCGATGCGTTCTTGGATGCAACCTCGGGCGCAGTGGCTAACCTCACTGGTTCCGCCATTATCCAGCCAGAGGCTACCAACCCAGTTTATGTAGCTGCTGCAGGTAAGATTATCCAAACTATCGGTACTGCTACATTTACCGCTGGTAAGATTGAGTATGTTTTTGAGATAATGAAGCCCTAAAACGTTTCCTTATCCATGAGAATCTCTGAAAGAGGGGAGGGCCTGTAAACTGTTGCGGGCCCTTCTTTTTTTTGTCACTATGTTCACATGAAAATCTCTTGGGTAATCCTTACATACAATCGCGATACTAAGGTTGAAAAATCTGTTCGCCACAACATAGAAAATGCTGGCTCAGACTGGCACGAGATGGTTTGGGTTGATAACGGATCTACAGATGGTGTGCGCGATGTGATGAAGTCTTTTAACCCAGACGTTTCTGTGCTTCACAAGGAGAATCGCGGTGTTGCTATTGGATACAATACAGGAATGGTCCTTGCTCGTGGTGATTACATTGTCATTACTGGCTGTGACATGCTCATGCCTGCTAATTGGCTGGCGACTTTTAAGGAGTATGTTACGAGAATTCCTGAAACGGGAGTTGCGTGCATGTATTCAGGACCACTTTCCTGGGTTCCTGAAAGAATCAGAGGAGAAGAGGCGATCCTTAGAGGTTTACGAGTTAGACCAGCGATGCCAATTGGTCGAAGAATATTCAAACGTGAATTGATTAAGCACATAGGTTATTTCCATGAGGGCTTTGGTCTTTACGGTTATGATGATCTTCATTGGGGCTATAGGGCCGAGCGGGTGTGTAAAGAGCTCGGGTTGATTTATTATGTTATCCCAGATCAAATAGCCGAACACCTTGGTACAGAAGGCGTTCATGCATTTGATCAGAAGGACGAATCGAGTTACCATAAGTTTAAACAAGAGGAAGTGGCAATGGACTATAAGCAAAAGCTTTTGCAGTCATTGCAGCTTCAGGGATGGCCAAAATTTTCCCCTTACCCATAAAAGAGTTCAATGAGGACGGGTTCGCTCGTATTCGTGGCGTGTTCACGAAAGAGGAGGCTGATTCCATGCGCCTTGAAGCATATGGGTGTTTAGATAAGATTGTTGGGAATGAAACAAGGCTGCAGATGGTTAATGGGCATCCATCTCTTTTATTTTGGCCAAGGAATATCTCTTCTGTGCTTGCCGGGTATGCAGACGATGACCGTATGAAGCACATTGTTAGATCGTTTCTTGGGGACGACGTTTTACAGCTTAACAATCAGGTTTACTTTCGCGAGTCATGGGATGGGGACGAGTTTAATTGGCATCAAGATATTTGTTTTAGAACACCGCCTGAGGATTTCCCCAATATTGAAGATGGTGGTTATTTACAAACCGTAATCGCAATTGATGAAATTCGATCTGATAACGGTGCGGTTGAGTTCATTCCAGGATCCCACAAGCTTGGGGTAATGGATCTTGTGCCAAGGGATAACAGCGAAAGGGGTCTTAGGAAGTTTGACCGTCGCGGTTGGAGCGGGGTTAAGCTAGAGGCAGACCCTGGCGATGTGATGATTTGGTCGCTTCTGGTCGTTCATGGCTCTGAGCAAAATAGATCCTTAAGAAACAGGGCGACGTATATGAACGGTTTTGCCAAGGCGTCTGCGGTTAATCCCAAGCGTTGGTTTCCGACCTATATGAAGGGCCAAGATGCAGCCATTAGATGAAATTGAGAGGCACTATGCCAACCCAGATCCATGGGGATATCAGGCAAGTCCTGCCGATGCCGAGCGAAAAGCTACGATCCTTGATGCCCTAAATATGTTTGGGCCTTATCAGAGGGGCCTAGACATTGGCTGCGGAGAAGGCTGGATCACAAAGGATATTCCTGCAGATGAAATCCATGGGTTTGAATGCTCAAATAATGCCGCTGAAAGATTCCCGCCAAACGTCAAACGCGTGCTTAAGCCAGAGGGTAAGTATGATCTTGTGATGGCAACGGGCATTATGTATCAGCATTATAATTGGGAAAAGTTTCTGTATTTGATCAACTACCATTCGTCGCTCGATATCCTTACTTGCAACATAAAGGCATGGGAGATCCCCATGCTCCAATCAAAGATCAAGGCACGTCAAGTAGTTGACATGGAATTTGACTACTGTCCTGGTAACGAAAGGTTCACTCAAAAGCTTAGGATATTTCAAGTTTGAAGCTACTGCATAATATCGGTCCTAGATATAACAGCAATTATAATACGATCGAGGAAATCCTCGCGTACGATGGACCAATTAGCTTTGATGGGGTTTACAAGAATGTTTTTGAGCATGCCCATAGGTTGGTTGGTAAAGATATAACGTTATTTGTTATGGGTAATTATGTCGGAAAAGATAATAGCTTCGATGTTGGGCAGCGGCCAGAAACATACTGTACATGGGACGAAATAATCAGTTTATGCGAGATTTTGCAGTGTAAGCTGGCTTGGCACACATGGTCGCATGAAAATCTAACACTTCTCACCGATGAAGAAATCATCCGCGAAATTACTCCACCGTTTTACATGAAATCCATTGCTTATCCCTACGGCAACGTTGACTCCCGCGTCGCCAAACTCGTTGAGAAAGCTGGCTATGAGGAAGCTTGGTCAGTGACGCAAGGTGACGGATCAAGATTTCAGCGCAAAAGATCATATTTAAACTGGTGATTTCAAAATTGCCGTGCTAGGTATATATAACAACAAATCAACTATATTTTAGGTCATTCAAATAATGAAAAAGATTCTAGTACTCGCTCCGACTCCATCGGATGCAACCTCATTTTGGCGCGCATTTGGTCCGTTCTCTCAGATTAAAGATCCAAGGTTTCAAATAGATTTTAATTATATGGATCAAATCGACTGGGCAGTCCAGGCACCGCACGATATTGTTTTTGCTCAAAGGTTTTTCACTAGACAACATCAAAATGTTTTAGAGTTCGCTAAAAGTTTTAACAAGAAGATCTGGCTTGACTACGATGATCTTGTCACGGCACTGCCGAGATCAAATCCAGCCTATAAAACCTATGAAAATGACGAATCAAAACAAGCACTGGGGAAAATATTAAGGCTAGCAGATGTTATTACTGTTTCTACAGAAGACATTAAGGAGCATTTCAAAGCGCTGACTCAGGCTCCCATTAAAGTTGTCCCTAACGCTTGGCCAGATCACTTGCTGCCATTTAATCCAAAGCCTTTTAAGAAGCATAAACGCATTTTCTGGCGCGGTGGGCCGACGCATTTTGAAGATCTTTGGAACATTAAAGAAGAACTAAAGCAGCTGGCTTCAGATCTTCCTGATTACCAGTTTTTGTTTGTCGGGCATATGCCCTATTTTATTCCAGAGGTTATTCCTAAGGAGCAGGTTGGATATATTGATAACCTTGGAATCGTCAAATTCTACAACGTGCTTAGAGCTATGGAGGCTGATTTGGCAATTGTTCCGCTTAATGATTCTCCATTTAATCGCTGCAAGTCGGCCATTGGTTGGCTTGAGGCGACCTTTGCAGGAGCGGCGACGGTAGCACCTGATTTTAGGGAATGGCAAAACATGGCCATTTCTCGCTATAAATCAGGCGTTGCTGGTGATTTTAGAAACGTTGTTCTTCAAACCCTTGAGGAAGCTAAGGGACACTACGAGTTATCTTGTAAATTGATAAAAAAGTCTTTTCTCCTTTCAGAAGTTAACAAATTTCGCGTGGAGCTACTAAAAACGCTATGAGAGTTTTAATCACCGGTAGTGCTGGATTTGTCGGATCTCACTTGGTCGATCACTTACTGCAGAATACCGATTGGGACATTATAGGGATCGACTCATTTAAGCACCGAGGGGACGCAATCCGTGTTGTGGATAACTCCCGCTATAAGATCATTTGCTCGGATCTTTCTGCCCCTATTAGCGCTCGGATCATGGGGCAGATCGGGGATGTTGACTATGTTATCAATATGGCATCTGAGAGCCATGTGGATCGCTCTATTGAGGATCCGGTATCATTCATCCAAAACAATGTAAATCTAGCCTTACATGTGTTTGAGGCTTGCCGCGTTTGGAAGCCAAAGCATATCGTTCAAATCTCCACCGATGAAGTCTATGGTCCTGCGCCAGAGGGAAAGGATCATACCGAGTGGTCGGAGATCTTACCCTCAAATCCCTACTCTGCATCCAAGGCATCCCAAGAAGCGATAGCGATATCGTACTGGCGCACCTATGGCCTGCCTATTACGATCACAAACACGATGAACATGATCGGAGAACGGCAAGATCCTGAAAAATATGTTCCAAAGATCATATCTGCCGTTGTTAACGGTAAGCTATTAACTGTGCACGGTAATCGGAGCTATATTGGCAAAAGGCATTATCTTCACGCCAGAAATCACGCCGATGCTCTTTTATATCTTTTGGAGAATACAGAGCCTTCCCTTTATACAGATTCCTCCAATGAGGGATTCGGCCTTTATGGTTATAATGAGATTGTCCCAAAGCCCTCGCGCTACAACATCGTCGGGGACGTTGAGCTAAATAATTTGGAAATTGCCAAATGGGTCGCAGAATTTGTCGGTAAGCCTCTAAATTTTGAGCTCGTTGACTTTCATGCCATGACTACTCGTCCTGGGCACGATAGGCGATATTCCCTTTGCGGTAAAAAGCTTCGTGATTTAGGATGGAATGCACCAGTATCCCTATATCAATCGCTTGAGAACACGGTAAAATGGTACTTAGACAACCCTCACTGGCTAAGGTAGGCCTAAAAAAATGCGATACACCCAACGCGTAATCTATAACGGTTCTGATATTTCTAAAGAGATTAACGATTTTCGTAGTGGAACAAGCGTTATTCCGGTAACAACCAGTCAATATCTCTATATTGGCTCAGAAGTTCCTTTTAACAATCTTTGGATTGACGTAGCAGTTCCCAACGCAGAAACATCGGCTCTTACTCCTTACATCTGGTTTGGCAATGAATGGGTTGTCGCTGTTGATATTGACGATGAAACGAAATCATCTGGCGTTACCCTTGCCCAGGACGGTCGCCTTAATTTTATGACCGATCGGCTTAAGGGTTGGGATATAGAGCAAACGACCGAGGATGTCTCAGGCCTTACCAGTTTCAAGATCTATAACATGTACTGGATTCGTCTTGCGGTGTCTGCAAACTTGAGCTCAACGACGGCGATTAAATATATTGGCCAGAAGTTCTCAAACGATGCCGACCTTTACTCCCTCTATCCCGACCTACAAAATCAAAATCTCATGACTGCCTTTTCCTCTGGAAAGCAGAGTTGGGAGGAGCAAGCCTACATTGCGGCTGAACAGATCATTATGGATCTAATCGCTCGTAATTTGATTCAGTCTCGCGGCCAAGTCCTTGACTGGCGCGTGTTTCAGAACCCCTCGATCCATAAGGTTGCTGAGATCTGTTTTGGCGGGATGGGAAAGGCCTACGAGGAAAGAAAAAAGGACGCTCATGCAGCCTATAAAGAGGCAATGAACGTTAAAAACTTTAGGCTGGACGAGAATAAGGACGGAAAACTCTCTGGGCCAGAAAAAAGGTCATCGACGGTGTTTCTCAGACGATGATTAGGCTTAGACTGCAAAACGGCGTTTCCCTGGAGAAGGACGACGATGGTGTCTGGGTTGTGCTTACAACTAATGATGGTTCCCAGGTTTCCTTCCATCTAGATCCTGCTGGCGAGATCTCAGGTGCGGTTTTAAAGAAGTGGACGGCTGAAAATATGTGGGGTTCTCACGGATGAGTTCGATTTCAACGATTTACGATAACCTTTTATCCCTTGTCTCCACGGCTATAGGCGGATCTGGTGAAGGCTACATAGAACTTCCAAACCCCTATAACCTCGCAGACAATAATCAGCTGTTTTTAAAAAAGGGATACGGGGTTGCCATCGGACCTGGCGTGGGCCTTGAGCTGCATGTTGGTTGCCGGATTTCTTATGAGCGGATTTTCACGGTGGTTCTGACCAAAGAGATGGCGACCACTGATCATAACATCACGGCAAGGACTTCATTTAACAAGGAACTTATCGAAGATTTTGTTTTAGTGCGAAGGGCACTAGAAGATGATCCGACTCTTTCTCAGGCTTGCATAAAAACTCAATATACGGCAGATTCAGGGTTAGAATTTACCGCAACAGACACACAAAGATTTATTAGCGTAAGCATTGATGTTATCATACAATACGAGGAAAATCTTTAAAGCCACACATCCATAGAAACCTAGGGAAGGGATCAAAAATATGGCTAACATTATTACCAGATCAAGTGTTTTGGCTCTTGTCATCGAGACGACTGAAGGCACGCTTAAGGCGCCATCTTCTACTGGCGACTATATTGCGTTGCAGACAGATTTTGCGATGACTCCTGAATTTGAAGTGTTGACCAACGATGAAATTCGTTCGTCCATCGCGCAAGGAAAGCCGATCCTTGGATTGGAAAATCCATCGGCAAACTTCTCTCATTACTTGCGCCACAGCGGTACTGAAGGAGCTGCTGCAAACTACTCAAAAAAGCTTCTTTATGCAGCGTTTGGCGGCGAGGAAGTTGAATCAACCGAATACAATACGGTTAACTCATCTACTACAAGCGTAATCAACGTTGACACTGGTGAGGGTGCAGACTTTAGAAAGGGCGAAGCTCTTCTTATTAAAGACGGGACAAACGGTTATTCAATTCGTCCGGTCCATAGCATTTCATCCGACGCCTTAACAATGGGCTTTAATATCGACACCGCACCTTCCTCTGGCGTCAACTTGGGTAAGGCAATTACCTACTACCCGGCTAATACTGGCCATTCAACGCTTTCTCTGTGGCACTACCTTGGTAACGGTGGAGCGATCCAAGCCCTTGCTGGTGGGCGTGTAACCGATTGTTCAATTAGTTTCGAAGCTGGTCAGATGATCAATACCAGCTACACCGTCGAAGGCGTTTCTTACTACTTCAACCCATTTATCATTACGTCAGCAAACAAGTACCTGGATTTCAATCAGGGCGGATCTGAGCTAAATGCAACGGTTACCGAAGCAGTTTACAAAGACCCACATGATCTTGCTTCTGCCGTTCAGACTGCGATGAATGCAGTTGGTACCGGAATCACTGTCACCTACTCTGATTCAACCGGAAAGTTTACGATCGTTAAGGCTAGTGGCACACTAGAGCTACTTTGGAAGACGGGTGTTCACGGTTCGGATAATACCGATACTCATATCGGCTCAACGCTTGGTTACACTGATTCTGCGAACGATACCGGCGGTCTGACCTACACGGCTGATAGTGTGATTGATATCGATTCTCCGCAAACGCCAAGCTATGACGACACAGACCCTCTGGCAGCCAAGGACAATACTGTTTTTATCGGCGATGCCGATGATAACGTATGTTTCGCAGCTTCTAGCGTAAACTTCACGATGTCTACCCCTAAGGCTGATCTTCTTTCAGTCTGTGAGGAATCGGGCAAGGCAGGATCGGTGATTAGCAGCCGCGAGGTTACAATCGAAGTGTCTGCTCGTCTTGCGCAGTACGACGTGTCAAAGTTTTTGCGCTTCCGTGAGAACACAGAAACTAGGTTTATGTACAACTTCGGTGTTAAATCCGGTGGAAACTGGGTTGCTGGAAAGTGCGGTTGTTTGTACGTCGCGGCGGCGACGATCTCAAGCTTTGAGGTTGCCGATGAAGACGGCCTAGTTATCCTTAACTTCACACTCTCGGCTTTTGCCCCATCTGATGGCACTGGCGAGGTATTTTTAAGCTTCGTTTAATTTGAAAGGGTATCATGCTTTTTAAGGAAATCGCCTATAAGCCACAAAATCAAGGTTGGTCTGGATCTGTCACGCTGAAGGTTCCGACCTATAAGGATCGTCTCAAGATGGCTCAACAGCTTGGTATTTCGAAGGATCTTATGAACGATCCTGACAAGCAGATGGCTCTTGCAGATACCCTTTTTTCCAAGGTTGAAGAGCACGTATCAAAAGTAGATCTAAAATGGGGCGATGAGGAATTTAAGAGCCTTGAGGAATTGGGATACTTCGAAGAAGGCACGGAAGTCGTAAATGAATTGGCTGCTTGTCTTTGTCAGGGTATCAGCTTGGGAAAGAGATCGCCGCTGCCTTAAAGAAACAGATCCGGATATTAAACCGGGTCATGTCTGGCAAGGTAGATTTAAGACCAGAAGATATAAACGAAGCGGCATCGCCTTTCATTGCAGAGTTCTGGTCTAGACAAAAGCTTGCTAAACTAGGCTATGTGGAACCATTTGATCAATTAGATTGCCTGACAGCCGAAGCATTGCTTACAATCGATGCAGAAATAGATGCAATCAAATCTGAGGAAATGGAAAAGTTGGCCAAAAAAACTGGGCCAAGAAAACGCTAGCTGAGGCAGACGATGGCCGAAGAAATTTTAATCCCGGTAAATGTCGATACAAAAGGCGCAGAAAAGGGCTTTGATAAGCTAGAAAAGTCCACTGAAAAGTCAATCGATCGACTTATCGGTGGATTTAAAACTTTAGCGGCGGTCGCAGTTGCTGCGTTTGCTGGCAGAGAATTGCTTCAGGGGATGAATTCGGCAATTAGGGCTGCGGCGGAGCAAGAACAGGCTTTTCAAAATCTCTCTATTGCGCTTAAGAACACAGGAAACTTTTCAAAAGAAGCTGTAGAGGGCTTTGGAAAGTTAGCTTCAGAATTACAGAAAACATCGGTATTCGCAGACGATGTTATCCTAAATCAAATCGCCCTTGCTCAGCAATTTGGTGTAACAAATCAGCAAGCCGAAAAATTAATTCGTGCGGCTGTCGATCTTTCTGCCGCTACCGGCCAGGATTTAAATACATCCGTTGAACAGCTAGGGAAAACGATGTCTGGAAGCATTGGTCTTCTTGGCAGGAGTAATAAGGAACTTCAGGGCCTTTCGAAGGCTGCTCTGCAATCTGGCGCGGCCATAGATATTCTTGGTAAGAAGTTTGCAGGGGCCGCTGCGGGACAGATTAAAACATTCAACGGCGCTACTACCCAGCTAGGTCACACATTCGGAGATATGTTAGAAGAAATCGGCAACGTTATAGTTAAAAATCCAGTGATTATTGGCGCGATAAGCGCTTTGACGAAGGTTATTGAATCACTCACAGCTATTATCGTTGAGAACCAGAGGCCAATCACTGATTTTGTTTCAACTCTTGTCATAATGGGAATAAAAACTATCCCCTATGTGATCGACGGAATAAAGTTTCTTGGCAACGCATTCTTATTCTTGAGAGAAATAGCACTTCAGTTTGGTTTAGTGTTTGCTTCTGTATTGTCTGGTTTACTTGAAATAAAAGCCGTGCGTGCGGTTTTTAAGTTCTTTTTCGATTATTTTAAAGAGCAGATATTAATCTCGATATCACTTCTTTCTGGACTTCTAGGTGCTTTGGCAAAGATTCCAGGTGCGGGAAAATTTCTTGATCCTATAGTTGAAAAACTAGATGGCCTTGGCGGCGCGATAGCTGGCGTCGCAGCTGACGATGCTCTTGGAAAAGTTACTAGTGGTATCGATAAGCTTGGCGTTTCCATGGCCAAGTCTTTGAATGAATCAGATGATCTTTTCGATTCATTCAATAAAAACGCTGAAAAAGCCAAGTCATTCACAGAAGGTCTAATAGACTCGGTTAAAAACTTTAGTACCGAATCATCCTCGGCATTTGCTGGTAGTAAGGGCCCACTTCAGATTTCTGATGAATTAAAGGACAAACCAAAAGACAAAGAAGAAAAGAGTCCTAAAAAAGTTGCCGAGGAAGCTGGCATAAGTATATTTGAAGCAATATCTAAAGGCGGCCAATTCCTAGCCGACACCCTTTCCGGTAAATTCCTTACCGAGATTCAATCAAGTGTTGAACTTCTAGGCGGATTTCCAAAGCAATTTTCAAAGGCCCTAACCGCACTTCCCGAGACGATCGATAAGCTTACTCAGAGTATACCGAAGGTGCTTGATAAGCTGTTATCCAAGGCCCCGGCTCTGTTTTCTCGCATAGCAAATTTTTTACCGTTATTTGTAACAACCATCATCGATGCATTTGGAAAGATCGCAGACATCATTGCAGCCAATGCCCCAAAATTGGCGGGCGCGATTTTGGATGGGATTATAGCCCTTGTTGAAGCGGCACCTATGATCATCGATAAACTCGCCAAAGGGCTTCCTAAGCTGTTTAGAGTGGTGCTTCAAAAGATACCTGCGCTCATTGGCGCAATCTCACGAGCAATTCCGGCTCTGGTCAGGACATTTGCAGAAGTCTTGCCTGAGCTAATTGTGGTTCTTATTGAGGAAATGCCAAACATAGTTCAGGCGCTGATAGAGGGAATTATCACTGCAGCTCCTGCAATCGTGTTTGCTCTGGTCGATGCGCTTATTCTAAAGGGCGGCATATTTAAAATCATCGTGGCACTGATTAAGGCAATTCCTCAGCTTATCATTGCGATTGTTTCAGGACTTGCAAATGGGCTTAAGGGAATACTTCCGGGGATATTTGGTAATCTCGGCAAAGCCTTTACTAGCGGCATAAAATTCCCACAACTTTCGCTTCCAAAGCTTGGGCTCTCAGAAAACCTCAAAGATATCCTGACTGGTAAAAAGTTTGGTGAGGCAATTAAGAAAAAGTTTGATGAGATCATCCAAAAGATTAAAGATGCCTTATCATTCAAAGTCGGCGGAAAAAAGAACGGTGTCGGAGGGACCATTGGTAAGGTCTTTGGCGGAAGTGACGGACGGGCCTTTGCGACCGGCGGAACGATCCCCACAGGATTTCCAAATGATACATTCCCGGCACGCCTAACATCTGGCGAAATGGTTGTTCCTAAGGATGATGTTTCTCGTCTTAGCGATTTTCTTGACAACCAAAGTAACGGTGGACATGGAATCGACGTCAGAGCGCTTGCCGCAGCTCTTGCGGAGGTTATAAACGCACGTCCTATGCAGGTGTCGGTAGAAATCGGAGAACAGCAGCTGGCAACGGCTGTCTTTAATGCAAAGCGCAGAGGGTTTAGGATATGAGTACTATTTACACCTGTGCTGAGGATTATTTAGACAGCGCAACGCGAACAGTGTCGTCTGAGGACAGCGAATTTCCCGACTCTAACCTCTATGATCAATCGATTCGTGGCAAGGTTTGGCGCTCGGCCGGGTATTTTGTCATTACTTCTGCCAACAAGGGCATTGTATTTAATATAGGAGCTGGCGACGTAACAGCAAACATTGCCGAGGCTTCCTATACAAACATCACGACATTTCTAGCCGCTGTTGTAACAGCGCTAAATGCGGCAGCTGCCGGGACTTATACGGCAACTCAAAATGCTACAACTAAAAAGATAGTTCTCACTAAAAGCGCAGGTACATTTAGCCTGCTATGGACCGACGCAGGCTCTACGGCCGCTGATGTCTTGGGTTTTGATACTGGAGCAGACGATACCGGCGCTCTAACATATACGGCTGATGTTGTCCGTATTCACACCGAAGAATGGATCAAATGGGACTTAGGAGCGTCTTCTAACCCAGATATTTTTATTGCGATCGGGAAAAAGAGTCAGGCCATTAAAATAAGTGAGTCGGCAACCTTAAAGCTGCAGGGCAATAGTTCCGACTCTTGGGCGTCCCCCTTATACGAGCAAACGCTTACCTATGATGAACTTGCAATCATGGATATCAAAACCTCTGGCGATGAAGGGTTGCATAGTTCTGCGCTTCGCTACTGGCGACTCTCGATTATAGACAAGGCCAATTCAAATGGGTACGTGGAGCTCTCCAACGTTTATTTGGGCGAGTACTACGCACCAAGCCAAGGTGTTCCTCAATTTCCCATAAGTTGGTCTGGCATAGATTATTCTAGTAAGAATAGATTTCAATCTGGCGCGCAATCGGCGATTAGGAGAAATCGCTCGGAGGGGTTTAGTGTCAAGTGGTTTGCGCTGACCAATACAGAAAAAGAACAATTTGATTCGTTTAACCTGGATGTTGGCGACTCTAAACCGCTCTATCTAGTTATGGACCCTGATGCGGTATTTAGTTCATCTCAGAATTACAGCGTGCGGTATGTGAAGTTTAATCAGCCAATGTCTATGAGTTTAGATCTTCCGGGGAAGTGGTCCTCTGATTGGTCATTAGAGGAAATGACATGACTTGGAGTGTTTATGGAAAGCCCTATGCAGCTGATTCTGATCTTACTGATACCAGCATATTCCAGCCGCTAAAGTTTGATTACCCTGTTGTACTTAAAGCTGTCCGTGTGTGGCTTATCGTCATGGGAAGCCCTACTTTTACAAGCCTTTCAATGAAGATCTATACGGATGATGCCGAGCAAGCGACAAGAACGCCTAATGTTTTGCTTCATACGTCTACCAATTCGCCAACAAAGGCTGAGTTGATTACCCTTAACCATGGGATAAAAGAAACTTATTTTGAGTTTTCAAACCCAAACCTAGCTGCAGAAACCTATTACAACTTTGTAATTAACGCCTCTGGTTATAGCGGTGCATCCGATAGTTCGCATCTCGCCTGGCGTATCGATTGGCCAGATCCCATCTACACGGACGGTGTAACCGAGGGAAGCATCGCTACCTATCCGCTCTCGATCTATCCGATATTTGCGAGGTTTAACGAAGCATGACCTACGCAACCAATATTGAAAAAGACAATATTGAAATCAACTATCTCGTTCGTCTCGGATGTAGATTTACATTTTCATCGTCATGGACGCTTGTCAGTGGCACTAGCTATTATGTGACCGATTGGGACGATAGGCCCGTCGATAACGTTCGCTGGACCGTTTCTGACGTTTTACAGCCATGGACCATACGCCCAGCTGCATCGTATAGCGCTCTTAGCGCTACAGTGAGCGGGATGCAATTTAATGGTGTATTTCATGACCAAAAAGAAAAAAAGCTTTATTTATTTTTGATTGGCGGGAGTAATCCTAACACGGCCGGTGTTGAAATGTATGGAGAACGCCTTTACTTCTTTTCGACAAAACACGTTGGCTTTCACCTCAAACCTGATAATTCAGCTTACGCCGACGTTCAATATCAAGGGACGCTAAGTAATGTTCCTGAAATAGTATCCTCAACTAATGAGGTTATTTATGGATTTGTGCCGTCCCAATCTGGAACCATTACCGTAAATAATGACGATGGATATTTGTCCTCTAATTTTTTCACTGGTTCAGTATCTAATTGTATGTTTGAAATTTACAGGGTTGTTGGAACGTTTAGTTCAGAAAACACTCAGCTTTGCTTTAAGGGATTCACTAGAAATGTCTCATATAACGAGACAGACGTAACCATTAACTATATGGATGCGTCATTGCTTTTAGATAATTCAATAAATGGCATACTCGCAAAGGGTGGATCAACCGCACAACCAGACGCGGTAGATCAATATTTAAGATCTCCTATTTGCGGGGAATTAAGCAGGCAGCTTGGAATTGTCTCCTCATCGTATGATGCAAGCAAGGCAAATACCACAAATAGAAATTGGAGTTTTGGCCAGCGCTTTTCACCAGCGCAAGGGACCGGTGGAAATAATCAGCGCGCAAAGTATGAAACAACAGATGCTTCTGTGGGGTCTAACACAACGACTAGGACCTACCTTGACAGCCTTACCGGCCTTGAGGTTGGTACATGGCTTTTAAAAAACTCAACAACAACGGCAACCTATGAAGTGACAGCGATTGGAGCTGATTATATAGACCACACAGCCCTTGCCGCTCCGTTAGGCACAACTGATTATTTTCAAAAATCAAAAACACAGGCCATTTACATTTTTGAGAAATCAACCGGAACAACCTATACAGTTCCCTATTCAGAACTGAGTACGAATAGCGATAACACTGCTAGCGTCACCTTAAAAACGAGTGCAGAGACAACGCTTGGAATGACTGATTTTATTCATCCAGAAGATTGTCTCGTATATGCGACGGTTCAGGTCGGGGTTGGAAGATGCTTATTTCCATCGACAGGGGCAATGCTTGGATCTGTCAATAGCACAACAAACTACAATGATAACCCCGTCCAGGTCATCTATGAATTGCTTTTCCAAGCAGGGTTTTATGACAATGAGGACTATTACGACACCGACAGTTTTGAAGCGGTGTCTGCGGCTATTGATATAACAATTTCCGCAGCGAATCCGAGAAATGCTTACGATAGTTCGCGTTCTACCTACAGGGAAGTTCTCGCTAAGGTCTGCGAAACAGCAATGCTCAAAGTCTTTATGAAAAACGGCAAGTGGTTTGTTGATATGATTGAGCCGCTTGGCTCTGCTGATTATTCAATTGGCATTGAAAACGTTCGAGATGGCATGTCATACGATATTATAGGAGAGGAAATCGTCCAGGAAACGATAGTTAGATATAACTTTGGTGAGGTTAACGAAATAAATGAGAATACAGAGCATTACAGCTATGTTTCATCAGAAAACTCTGTAACAGAGGCTTTGAATAACAATACGAAGTCTTTAACTCTTGATCTTTATTTGAGTGACGAAACAATCTCCCAAACTGTCTGCGATCGTTACAATTACCTTTTTTCCTATCCTGTTGGAACGCTTACTCTGGAATTTGACCTTTCAAAAATAGATATAAATCTAGGCGATGTAATTGAGGTTAGAACTGAAGGTTTTGGCGAATTGCCTTTTTCTTCTGACAAAAAGTTTTCGGTTGTTTCAATACGCGAAAAGTCAGACTCTATAACAGTAGAATTATTTGACCAGCGTGGAATCGAAGAAAACTCAGGGAGTTGGTAAATGAGCATTAGAAAATATGACTTTACAAGTGTTGGGGTTGAAACGGGAACGGCGCCGACTAACACCGAACCAAGCGCAAGCACTGATCTAGCAACGAAGAACTACGTTGATACTTACGCGGTTTTAATTGCTGGCGCCCAAAGCGTAACCGGGGCCAAAACATTCACCGACAACGTTTCAATTGATAACCAAAAAGAACTAAGATTCTACGAAACGGACGCGAACGGAACCAATTACATTGGGATCAAAGCGCCTGCATCGGTTACCGCCGATAAGACATTTATACTTCCGAACGGTGATGGTTCAGCGTCGCAGGTTCTTGGGACTAACGGTAGTTTGCAGCTTCAGTGGCAGACCGTGGCGACGGTGGAATCAACTATTGATGCAGCGGCTGGCACATCTGGGGTAACCCTGACAACCGCCGACGAAAGTATTCACGTCTTTACACCTTCAACGGCAATTACAGTTAAGCTTGACAACAGTTTCACGGCGGGCCGCGTTATTCATTTATATAACGATGGAACAAATGATATCACGCTAACCGCTAATGACAACTCAACAATAAGAACTATTTATAGAAAAACATGCGGCATTGTGGCCTGTAAATCTTCAACCCCAACAACTAACACCAGTTGGCTTGGCTTAAATAAAGTTGTATCAGGTCCAATCGTAAGAACGTCAGATTATACAGTCACTAACTTCGGCTCTGTTGCGAACACCTTCATTTCTGAAAGGCGCGACGGGAAAATACTTGAGCTTGAAGGAAGATTTACAGCCGGAACAATTGCCGCATCGGTTCAATCAATCGATATAAGATCAGGAATAACCGTAGAAACCGACTTCTACACGCCTTCAGGGACCTTGGCGAACACGTCAATTTTGGGAATGTTTTATTCAATGAGAAATAGCGCTGGCAATATCTATTCAGGTGATAACGGCGGCGCATTGTTTTTTGACGGTTCCGACACTAATTCAATTTTCTTTGCAATTTCAAGCGGTGGTTCGGCGCTACAATTCACGAAAACCGCTGGAGTGGGTAACTTTGCCGGCAACAACAGCGGCATTTCGTTTTGGTGTAGGTTTCACGTTAATGAGTGGGAAGAATTTTCAGGATGAAAAAACATCTTACAATTTTGTGTTTTTTGCTAGTAGCTTGCGGCACTGAGAAAAACGACGCGACGCGCACGCGGGATGATTTCCCGGATCTTATAGAGCAAAAAGGGGTTTACCTTGAGAAAGCAGGAACCGTCCAAGACAAATACGGATGGATCGAAACAGAAGAATGTGACGCGCTTTTATTTACCGGACTTTCCATGTCAGCCGGGCTCAAAGGAGTTGAAATTGAAAAAGGGCGCGACGATTCTGGACGTTGGAACAGACGGCCGCAGGGCGGTTGTTACGGTGGCTTATTAAAAGAAACCGGCTCAAACTTTAATAAGACCAATCCTAATTCAAACTTGCTAGCCGGAACAATCTCCCGCGACATGCTCATTGGCCTAATGTGGGGTGCTTGGGCAACGGGCAAGCAATATATACTAGATGACCTTTACGACTACGGAAAATCTCATAACTGGAAAATGGGAGACGGGGATATTGATACCGTTTATTTCACGCCGAACATGATCAATACGCTTCGGATATTAATTGGCAAGGACGACAATATTCCTGAAATATGGGTAGACCCAAGAAAAGACCATCAGCGTCACGTTGTCGCACTAAACATTATCCTTCGCGGCGAGGTTGAAAAAAACATTAGAGATGACCAACTTAGCGTCTTAAAAAAGATGGCTAAAGCACAACCCAAAAATGCTCTTTTTCGCTATGGAGTCCATAGGTTTACCGATGGCGACCAATCAGCTGCTATTGAAATACTTAGGGACCAAAACCTCTGTCCGGCTAAGCGCCTGCCAAACACTAGCGAAAGGTGTACTCGCTGGCTTTGGGAACGCCGTGAATGGTCCGATAACTGGGAGCCTTGCCCCAAAGAAAAAAGAACCCATTCCGGAATGGACTGCGCTTTTTTGATCAGCCTACTAGAAAACTCCCTCCTATGAGCGATACAATAGAGGCAGATAACCCGGAATGGAAAACCATGACTGATCATCAAGGCCCTGAATGGCGTGAGTGCTCTATGTTCGTTTTGGACAAGCTAAGAAGCATCGACGAAACGACACAAGCGCTTTTGAAAAATCAGGGAGCAATGAAGACCGAAGTAGCCGTTATCAAAGCCAAGGCGGCCACGGCCGGCGGTCTAGCTAGCGCTTTATTACTCGGTGCGGTAGAATTGTTTAAATACTTCGCCAAATAATAGGAGCAAGACATGGACGTCAAGAACACACTTGAAATTTTCGATCTTCTTATCAACGCATGTGAAAAAGCTGCAGCCGCTAAAGCTAATGACGGCAAAATCTCAGCCTATGAAGCCCTTGAGATGGTTGTATCGTCATCTGGTGATCTGATGAATGCCTACAAAGATGCAGATCAAGTGGTTGCCGAGATGAAAGACATCGACCTTGAGGAAGCCAAGCAATTGGGCGCTAAGGGTTTGATGCTTAAGGATGCGATTGTAAAACTGGTTAAAGCATGATCCCGCAATGGATCTACCTAGCCATTTTTCTGATCAAGGAAGCGCCTGGTATCTATCGGGCGCTTAAAAAGCTTTGGGATGATGAGGATGATCCTAGCAAGTTTATTAAAGAAGCCTGTGACACTCTAAAGTGCCCGGAGAAGCGCCAGGCTTTGGTTATCCATAAATGATGTACTTCTGGGCGATAGTCGCTGTAGCGATCATCTGGGGAATCAGAGGGATCGTTCGCTGGTGGAATTTGCCTGCCGTCGTAGAAGCCAGGGCTAAACGCGTTGAGGCACGTCGCAAGTGGCGTGCTGAGCATGGTCTTTTTGGCTGGCGACGTCGAAAGAAACAATGAGCAAATTCTTTTCAAAAGAAGAGCTGGCCTGCCCCTGTTGTGGGCAAATGAATATGCCTGAAAATATTCAAATCAAATTTGACGAGATCAGGGTTGAATATGGCCTGCCGATCAAGCCTAATAGCGCCTGCCGATGCCATAAGCATAATGCAGAAGTACATGGCGCGAAAGATTCGGCACACCTTTACGGACTGGCTATGGATATTCCATGCCCCGAGAATGTACATAGGTTTAAGTTGTTACGTGCGGTTATGAAGACTGAACCCTGGTTTGTTGAGGTTCATCAAAGGTTTATACACGTGGACTTTCGCCCACGCGCTGCGCAATCTTTTAGCCTAAAACTAGGCTAGTCCGTGATTTTTAAGGAACTTTTTGGCCTTGCGATGAGATTTTACTAATCTTTTCAGGCCCAAATGTAGCCGCAATCTCAACAAAAAAGGGTGCGCCCAAACTGCGGTAGAGATTTCCTTTTCGCCCTCGCTGAGACAGAGAACAAACCAGGGTTTTGGCCTATGGCCGTTGTGGATAAGTTCTTGCTCCATTGAAAATGCAGTTCCTTCGGGTAGCTTCATAGTCAACCTCCTTGTTTAGCTATGTAGATAAATGTTAGAGCAAGCATCGGCATGAATACAAACGGGGAGAACGTGACTAGAAGCGCGTCCCAAGGTTCGCCCATGAAGATGCCTATGTTTAATACTATACAGCATAGGCAAGCGATGGCACAAATCCAGGTTAAAAGTGTTTCGAGGAAGCCTTGTTTATTCATTCTTCCAGTGCCTTTCGTGCTATCTCACCACACATTAGCCTTGCCTTGTAGTTTTGAATTTCGTTGATCACAGAAAGCCCTTGGATTGAATGCAGCGCTGCCCAAGCTTTTTCTAGCTCGGAGCATGCCCAGAGTAATTCTGTATAGTTAATAACCCAGTCTTTAGGGTCTTTAAGCTTCGTATTGAGATTAGACAGTCGCTCTTTTTTGTTCATTTCTCAAATTCCCTATGCTTCCATTCTTCAAATTGCATGCGCAGTGTTGTTGCAGCCAGCTCTAGATTAACGGCCACTTGATACATTTCCTTGGCATTCGCCTCGCACATAAATTGACGCGTATGCTCTATAAGGTCGCTTCAACTACAACTGGTTTTTTCTTGAATTTCATCCCTCTGCCCCCAGTTTCCATTAACCCGACTTATCGGGAAGTATATTTGCCGTTGCAGGTTTCATCTAAAGCCTTGCAAGCGCCGCCTTTAATCTCTTGATCGGCCCGCTATGTTCATCACCGCCGTAATAGGCTTCGCAATCCTTCGCCGCTTCGACAACCTCTAGCAGAAGGGAGATATAGTATGAATCGATCGTTATCATCTCCGATATTCGATCGATAGATGTGGGATCGTATTGGATCTTTTTTATCTGCTCAAGGCGATTCATCCTTAACCTCATAAAAAACTTCACTACCATCGACCATGTCAACCCTCAGTTCTCTAGCAAACCAGACTGGTTGTATGCCAGAGTCAGGGTCTTTGGATAAAAGGTATAGTAGAAATATTTGGCAGCCAGTCATGAGTAAAACACGTTATTTTTTCCGGCACAAACCTTCCCACATTTTTTCTTAATACTGGTCTTGCTTCTAAGTTTGCGACCACAAAAACGACACTTAGTTTGCTTCTTTGTTTTCACGAAAATGCCTCGTCTAACGCCTTGGATTCTTCTACCACGGCTTTTACTATTTCCTTGGCCTGGGTTTTTTCTTTGCCATCAAGTCTTTTAATTATTTCCTGCCATAGTTCTGGCAGAACGCCTTCGCGCTTTAAAAAGCCCTCAAGTTTTTTTGTTTCATCGGCGTCTTTTGAGCTGAATACGACTGGCTTTTCTGCTTTTTCCTGTCTTTGTGCCTGTGGCTTAGGCGCGGTTTTTTGCGATGGCTGGACGTGTACATCAACCCCATCCATTTCCTCTGCAGGAGTTGCGGAATAACCAGCAAGGGTTACGATCCAACCGAACGCTCCGCGATACGCCTTGCCCGTCGCTCGGGTAATGGCCATGCTTCGGCGGGAGAATTTGGGTTTGGTGTTCCAATTTGGTTCATCCATCCCGCAATAACTAGATGCCCCACCGACTACGATGCCGGTTTTCATGTTTATGAGTTCCATTTCTGCCTCGAATGAGCCGTCAGGATACTCGGTTACCCTTTTTTCTTTAGGTAAAATCCCTAAGATAGTCCCGAGTGTCTGCCATCCTTCGACCTGGATATGTTTTTTTTGCTTGAAAAATGTATAAAGCTTTTGTGTTTCAATTATATTGCTCAACACATTGGCGATTTCCGTCGCCTGCTCAACCATATTCTTCGGCCCCAGACTAAAAAAATCAGACTGCCTTTGCGGCAGCGCCCTCTCTGCTACAACCAATTCATCAGACACGGGTAACCTCCCAAAGGTTTATCAGTAATAATGTTGACATGTCTACTTATTTACACTAACAAAGTCAACAGGTCTTACGCTTTTTTTTAGGGGCCTTGGTCAATTTATCAAGGTAATCAGTGATTATCGTTCGGAAAAACTCCGATGCATTCTTGCCTTCAAGGTGCAAATGCGATAGAAGCTGTCTTTTTTCTTGTTTAGGAATGTAAACTGTGAGTCGATCTACTTCTGGTTTCATAATATTTTATCCTTTCTGTCAACGAGTGGACAAGTCGACAAATGTTGCGCGATTATCAACATAACGCTATATCACAGATTAGGCAAAGGCGGTACTAATTTTGGCAAAATACGTAATTGGCAAAGGACCAAATGGGGACATTTTAAAGGATGAGGCCGATCTTACAGCAAGTGAGATGTATTTGCTGAATCAAATTCATCAGGCAGATCGAGAATACAGAAAGCTAGTTGATGATATCGGATTTTCATTAAAAGATTTGTATAACGAAAACGAACGATACAGGAAAGATGCAAAAATAGCAGAGCGCGGTTTCATTATGGCGAAACGACTCCTCGAACTTATTGCAGAACAATTTGTTGATATAAATAAATGCAATGACGATATCGACTTTGCAATGAGAACTTTAACTATATCTTTGTGGACATTGGCATATAGATCATTTTATGACATGACGCTTCCGGAAATCGACGTTGAACGACAATGTAAGTTTTATCCAAAAAAATACTTGATAGAAAAATATATCGACAAGAAAGAAACAGTGTCGCACCCAGACTTTGATAAGGCCCCTTTTTAATGCTTAGACCGTATCAACAAAAATCCATCGATGAGATACGGAGGTTATACCAGGCCGGTTGCAAACGTGTATTACTACACGCTGCGACTGGCTCCTAAGGCCGGTAAAACAGTTGTATTTTGCGAAATGGTAAAACGTGCGGCTGACAAGGGAACAAGAGTCCTTATCACTGTGCGCGGCATTAAATTGGTGGAGCAAGCCTCTGAAAGGCTGAGACGAGAAGGGGTTGGGCATGGCGTGCTGCAAGGAAACAATTCGACGGGTATCCATCATGACACTCTTGTTACTAGTATCGATACTCTTTACGCTCGCCGCCTCGCTCCGGAAGCGGATTTTGTGGTCGTTGACGAGGGGCACTTATCATCTGGAGCGGCATTTAAATGGTTTTTGGAACAATATAAGGGAAAATTTATTTTAGCGGTCTCTGCAACACCGCACCTTAAAAGCGGGATGCGTCATATTGCCGATGCTATCGTCTACCCTATATCAATGAAACAACTTATCGATCAGGGATACCTGTGTCCCTTGCGCTACTTCGCTCCCACCGAAATCGATTTATCTCAAGTTAATATCTCAAGATCATTTGATGACTACGTTGAGAGGGAACTAGAAGATGTCATGACCAAGCCAAAGATCATGGGAGACATCGTTAAAAATTGGATCGAAAAAGGCGAAAATCGGCCAACGCTTTTGTTTTGTGCCACGATAAAACAATCAAAAAAAATGAGGGAGGAATTTGCAAGTGCAGGAATTAGAGCGGAACACATTGATGCAAATACACCTAAAGCGGTGCGCAACGATCGTATTAATCGGCTGGTGTCAGGTGAAATTAACATTATTACTAATGTTAACGTGCTTTCTGTCGGTGTGGATATACCTGATCTGTCTTGCATTATCTCTGCAAGACCAACTCGTAGTTACAATTTGTGGATACAGCAGTTGGGCCGAGGTACGAGGATTGCTTCTGGAAAAACGGATACGCTCGTATTCGACCACGCCAATAACACGATGGAACATGGGTTTATCGAGGACGAAAAGATCTGTGAGCTCGACGGTAGGGAAGAAGCCTCAACTAAGGATTGTTCGCTAGAGCGTGCGGTTAGATGTGAAGCCTGCTTTGCGATGTATCCATGGAAGGGAAACGGTGCGGTTTGCCCCTGCTGCGGAAATAAGAATACAAAAAACGTCGATCGCACTCCGCTAAACGATAAAAAAGCAATTCTTTCAGAAATAAAGCTAGAGCCTTGGGAGATAGAACTAAATAGACTTATTGCCACTGCCCGGGCACGCCGATTGCGCAAGGGCTTCATCTACTATAAAATGAAAGAAAAGTACGGCGAACAAATTGCGGAGCGTGCATGGGCCAGGGTGAAGGTCATAAGAGGGTGGCCAAAAAAAGAGGCGGCGCACAAAACGCCGAGCACGAATCCCTTCTCCACGAAATCCTAATCCACTACGGATCATCTCCCTTCCTTCGTATCTTCAAACAAACCACCGGAAAAGGTGTTATGAACGGCCGCTGGATTCACTTTGGATCTCGGGGCATGTCTGATCTTTTTGGTTTTACAAGAATCGGTCAAGCGTTCTTTGTCGAAATCAAAACAGGGTCTGCAAAACTCTCAAAAGTTCAGCAAAACTTTCGACGGGTTGTACTGGAATTTGGCTGTTTATATCTAGAGTGCCGAAACCTAGAGGACTTTGCCGAGTTTCACGATAAGTTATCCACAAATATTACACAGATTGCTAACAGGCGCCTTTAAAAAAGCGGTTGAGATTTGTGTGCACATGTTGAAATATCTCCACCATGATAATCAGTATTTCGAAATCAAATCGCCCGGAAGGCTGGGCGCATAAATTTTTTACACCAAAAAAAATAGCAACCATCTCTGAAATGAGACAAGCGTTGCTTAACCATCATTGGTCACCAATACTCTGGAAAGACGGCATAAGAAAATCAGATAACTTTTTATCGGCTGAGCTCTGTGTTTTAGATTTTGATGACGGGAACACAACGCTTAAAGGATTTTGTGAAAGCCTTGGGACACTAGGCTACCGCGCCGTTGTTGGTATTACCAAATCACATCAAAAAGAAAAAGATGACAAACCTGCCTGTGATCGTTTCCGTGCGGTATTATGGTTTAAGGAAGCCATCCTTTGTCAGCATCAGTTTAAACAAAACATGATGAGAGTTGCTAAGTGTTTTGGTTCTGACATCCAGGCAACAGATGCTGCAAGAAAGTATGCCCCGTGCTTAGAAATTCAGGCCATCATGCCTGGCGATAAAAAGCTTCTCGTTGAACCCTATAAGGAAAAACCCGTGTGGCTAAACCCCTCACATTTCATCGGCGAAAAAAATGTACCACACTGGATAAAAGATATCTTGACACAAGGTATAGCGTCCGGGTTTCGCAATGCCACTTTATATAGGGCCGTAAGATCTCTTAAAAAAAGACTCTTTACTGAAGAAGAAGTTTTGGGCTTAATCACTGGTTCAGCAATCGATCTATCAGAAGAAGAAATCAGAAATACCGTGCGGTCTGCGTTCTTGCGGTCGTAAACCGCACGATAAACCCGTACCCAAAGGAGAGCGTTTCCAATGAGCGAATTTGAAGATGAAGGCGCAAAGAAGAATGGTCAAGTCCTAAATATGGAAGAAGCCAAAAAAAAGATCCAAGACCCCAACGCGGCCCTTGCTGCCAACAAGAAGGCCCCACTTCCCGATAAATCCAAGATCAAAAAGATGGATGTCTACAAGGTCATCGTCCATATGATGAACGGTGGGAAGGGCCGATACGCGGCGTTTCCGAAGAAATACCACATTAAAAGGGATGATCCTGGCGAACATTCATATCTGCTTGAAATGGATGGGCAGGTGCTGCGCTATGTTTCGACTAGACACATTTCTGATCACATCGTGCGGTATGCTGAGAGTTTTCAGCACAAGGACTTTGATCTTACCTATGAAAATGCCAAGACTTGTCTTGACTACTGGGCATCCCTAAAACCCGATATCGAGGGCGAGATTGCCCCTGTGAGGCAAAAATCAGAAGCGGGCTATACCTTCCATAGGCTGCCCTTTGATTTCGCTGCGGGTGAAACTCCGCTCTTTGATGAGCTGATGTCTCGAACGACCAATGCCAATGCCCTGCAAAGCTGGATAGGATCCCTTTTTGATCCTGATTCCGATAGGCAGCAATACGTTTGGATTTACGGTCAGGGGAAGAACGGTAAGGGTACGCTTGCTCGTTTTTTAACCAATGCGTTGAAGTCTGCCGTGCGCTGGGATCAGGTGCCGCCCCATAATAAGGGCAATTATCACGTCGATAAATTCTGGACTTCTGGTTTTCTAGGCAAGCGTTTGGTCATTTTTGGGGATTGCAACGATTACGGGTTTCCAGTTTCTGGTTTGTTCAAATCTCTATCTGGCGGGGATCATCAGAGGGTTGAAGAAAAAAACCGTCCCAGCCGCTCTGAGCCGCTCCAGGCGAAGTTTTTATTCCTGTCCAATGATACGCCCATGGTCAGCTCACAAAAGGCTGATATGCGGCGTGCGATCTTTTGTCACATGTCTGAGATCGTTAATGATGTGGGTCCGGTTTATGAGAAGCTGCTATGGGATGAAGCTGCCCATATTTTGCACAAATGCATTATGAGCTATCAGCTCGATATGGAGTTTAGCAACGGCGTCATCCCGGTTGATACGGAAGCTTTGGAAGCAATTGCTTCTCAAACTGAGGAACCCATGGAAACAACTTTTGCCGAGAACTTTGAAGTCTGTGACGATCCTACAAAGTGGGTCGCCCCGATGGCTATGCAAAGGATTCTCAGAGACTGTGGAATGGTAAGTAATTCTCAGCAACATCGATTCCTAAGATTCATGAGCGAAAAATATGGCGTCGTAAAAAAGCGGATTAATAAAAACAAATGTAAAGATCGCGAATGGAGATATGCCGGGATTCGAGAGTTATCCACAGATGAAGTCGACTTTTCAAAGCATAAGCACATAAAACCTGGTCCTAGATGGCCCTGAGTAAATAATAATCAGTGCCAGCCTGAAAGCCATGAGGCTCAAGGGTTGTCCTGATTACCCTATATGTCCTTAGGTTTCCTATTGCTCTATAGTTTTTTTTTAGTGTTTTTTGCACTCTTTTTAATCATATTTACAATTATTTCTACAATATATATATAGGACATATAGGACATATAGTACAAGCTATGATACTCAAGGGTTTTACGCGTCCTAGTTTAATTTTTATACTAGGACAATGTAGGACAAAGTTATCCACAGACGAAAAAGGATGCTGGGGGACTTTCTTGAATGCATTTGGGAGATTTTGATGTACGAGGAATCTGATGAAAAATTGTTCACTGAAATATGTTCGCTCTACATGAGATTTCGCGCCAATACCGGAGGCCGTGCCGCTGCGGCAATCATGGTCGCTATTTTCGTTGCCATCAAATATTTCAAAAACGCCTCGGCAGACGTCTCAATAGAGGAATAGAGCTCCTCATGATACCCTTCCGGTCATGGACGACCTTGCAGAATTTAAGCGCGCCCTAGGCGATCTAATAAGGCGAGAACGCCTAATCCGGGGAATCGGACTAAATGCCATGGCTAAACATTTGGGCATTTCCTCAAGTTCGATCTCACGGCTGGAACGAGGTACCAGAATTCCGACCTGGCGAGTTCTAGTGGTCATCCTTACCTTTCTGCAGGTCAAGGTTGTAGGGGCCGGGGAGGGGCATTCGTGGGATGCCCAATTTTCGTGCAGACGTTGCCAGTGCCTGAACGATCTCAGGATAGATTCCAAAAAAAAGAAAGTTTTTTTGTTGCGAAATTCTGACAGCTAGGTAACTTGTTGCCTAGTCAATACGTGTATATGTTGACTGCCCGTGCGGTGGGTGGTTCTTAATTAACAAAAATAGCCCAAAGCTGTTTTTCTGATTGGGGGATCTGCCATTCACCGCACGCTTTTAAACTGAAAGGATTTTCGCGGATGCAGGACTTTGTTTGTTATGATGAGGAATTTATCAGTTCAGATTTGAGGGTCGTTTTTAATCCCATTGAAAATTATGCAAGCCTGACAATAACCGACGATGACGGCAGATATTTAAAGGTTCAATTTGATAGCGCCAAGCGCCTTCGCAAACTTGCCGGAGCCCTAAACAAGGCTGCCATGGCAATCGAAGATATGGACCGTCACGCACGTAGGGCCGCGCCGTGATCGAACAAACCCTAGAGCGCCTATTCTTCACCCTTGCCTCAGATCTCGGCTATAGCCTCTCACGGGACGAATACCGCACCTATGTTGGAGAGCTCAAAGATTTTGGTTTGAACAAGATCTGTGAAGCGGTGCTTGATATGCATAACCGCGATTATCCTGCCGGGATGTTTCCCTCTGTTGCAGAATTCAAGAAAGTCATCGGAGATCAAATATGAGACGACGAAAAAACAAAACCCAACCATCGCCCAGAGCTAGCAGGCTTCTAGAAGCCTTGAGCGAACATCATCCTAAGCCAGTTTCACGCGAGCATTTGATCAAACGCGTGTATGGGGTTTCCCTTAAGGAATCAAGCCCTGATTATCAGTTATGCCTGAAGCGCAACATTAACAAGCTGATTAGCCGGTATAGAAATATGGATGAGCGAAAATTTATCATTTTCGATAGCCGCTACGACGCTTATAGGCTGGTAATACAAGCATAATTTATATTATAGTGGTTCAAACTTTTAACTAACGGGGTGCAAGGATGCGACTGATTTTAACTCTGATTTTGGGTTTAGGATTAATTTCCTGCGGGTATTTAGAGGGCGAAGACGGCAAGGATGGAGCAAAAGGCCCTAAGGGTAAGCAAGGCCCGGCCGGTAAACACCATGAACACGATGAAATTATTTCGGCAAAGAATTGCCATGTCGATCTAGTTTACAAGGGCGATCCGGCAGCATATCGGATGTCCTATTCCGAGATTTTGCTTGTAAGTAAAGACGTGATCGCTTCTCTGAAATACTACCAAGCCAAAAGCAAGAAAGTGATCTTTCAAGAGTCTGCCGTTTTCGCGCCTGGGGAAACCGTTCGCATTGAAAGTCCAAGTTGGCAAGTTGAAGCCGGCGTGTTGATGCATAAGCCGACTGGGAAAAAATATAATTTTAAGTGCAAGGCTTCCTAAGTGGAAATCGTTACAGTTCCAATCGAGAATTTAATTCTCGATCCCAGTAACGCCAGAAAGCACGGTGAAAAAAACCTGGAAGCGATCAAAGGATCGCTTTCTCGTTTTGGCCAGCAAAAGCCAATCGTTATTAAGGATGGCGTCGTTGTTGCTGGTAATGGAACGTTAGAGGCAGCAAAACGACTTGGCTGGTCGCATGTTCACGTTGTTGAAACCAACTTATCAGGCGCTGATTTAGTTGCATATGGAATCGCTGACAATCGTACTGGTGAAATTTCTGAATGGAATGATGGCGTTCTTTCTAAATTGCTCCTCGGTTTGCAGGGCGATGATTACGATCTCAAATCGATTGGTTTTGATGAAGACGATTTAAAAAGTCTTTTGTCTGACGAAGAACCAATCAAAGTAGAAAATGAAAAGCAGGAACAATTCCGAATTGTTATAGAGTGTTCAAATGAGACCGAAAGGTCAGACCTAGTTAGCGAACTTGAGGAAAGATCAATCCGCTACAAAATTCCCTAAGGTTTTCCCCAATAATACCGATAACCGCTCAAAGCCCTTAGCCCTCATGGCTTTAAGGGCTGTCTAAACATTTGACATTACCAAAAAATATAGGTAATGAGGGCGGTCATTTGCCTATTGAGGCTAAAGTTTTTTCTGAGGATGCCGATAGGTGGTATGTAAGCAAGGGGGAACAGGCCATGAAAAAAACCGCCTACTATTTAACCTTCGGGCAGACTTCACCAGCTAGAAACGGCTTTGTTCTAATTTATGCAAGAGATCATGACGAGGCCCGAGCCATCGCCATTGAAACGTATGGAAGTGCATGGTCTAGGGTCTACCATTGGGGCGAATTCGACGGAAGCCGCCTTCCTGCGGGTAACCTAGATACACTTGGGAGGGAAGACACATGAGGGAACTACTTATAAGCGCCGTTATCGCCTTGTTGATTGTCGTTGGCATTCCGACCTGCAGAGGAAAGTGGCCTGAGCCGAACAGGGATGTTCTGGGGAGAATCGTACCATGAAAAAGAAAATTCTAACGTCATTAGCCATAA